TCCAAGAAATCCTGATCGCGTTCGGAAAGCAGAAGCAGACTGACATCGCGACGGCGAACTCCGCCGCCCAGATGTGGCAGTTGCGGAAGCTGAACGCCCAACTCGCCAATCCGCGGCTGAACACCGAAAACGACGCCGAGGAGTTCGGCAAGGGCCACGAATTCGCCGTCCAGTCATTCCAGACATCATGGGACGTGAACGGCACGCTGGAGAAGTATCTCAGCGCCGAGATCGCGGCCTGGGCCATGGCTTTCAGCTTGGGCAAGGCGGTCAAGTCCGGCACCGCGCCCAATATCACTTACACGTGTGCCCCGTTGATGCCGGCCTCGGGCGATTCTGCGGAATTACCCTACTTCAGCTTCGCTGAGCAGATCCGGCCCGGCGCCGGCGCGGTGCTCGACCGCATGGCGGTGGGCTGCGTCGCGGAAGGCTGGACCCTGACCATCGGCTCGGGGCCCGGGCGCGCCAACTCGAAGCTCACGGTGGAGTTTGTCGGCTCGGGGAAGTTCGCCGAGCCTTCGGCCATTGTGATTCCGGCTGCGACGCTCGAAAAGCTGCTGCCCTCGGCCTCTCTGACACTGACGATCAGCGGTGTGAATTACGTCACGACGAAGAACATCGTGTCGCTGGAGGCGGGCTGGAAGAACAACGTGCGGCTGGACAGCGGCTTCTACCCGGGGTCCGGCTTCCAGACGGCGGGCAACGCCACGTCGGGAGCCATCCGCGGGCGGATGGAGTTTGGCAACCGCCAGGCGACGCTGCGATTCACGGCCCGCTACGAGAACGGCTCGACGGAACTGACCAAGCTGCGCCAGCAGACGAGCGGTGCGGCGGTGCTGTCGCTGACCCACGATGTGAACAACTCGCTGGCAATCACCTGGCCGAAGGTGAGCTTCGCTACAGCGGAGTTGGGGGAGACCGACGGGATCGTCACGGTGGCCGTGGAATGCCTGCCGATGTGGGACGAGGCCAACGGGATCATCTCGGCGGTGGCGAAGTGCGGGGTGGACGCAATCGGTGAATAGTGAACTTCCGCGCAATTGGGCGGAAGTTGCCTCAGGAGAACTCTCATGGAACAAACCAAAGCTGTCTTTGACGCGGCGCGGCCGATCACGCTGAAGCTCCGCACCCCGGAAGGCGTGAGGACCATCGGGGTCCGCTTCCCCACGGACGAGGAATGGATCGAACGCCAGCGGCGCCGGAAGGTGCTGATCAAGCAGTTGGGCAGGGGCGTCTCGGAGACTGTCGTCTCGGGCGGCGAGGACGCGGACGCGGCGCTGCTCGCCAGGATTCGCCAGGGCGAGGGGCCCGACGTCGACCCGTTCGAGGCCAGCCGGGTGATCGACCAGCTGGGCCAGTGTGATGTGGACGATGTGGTTCAGGAGGGCGACGCCTTCCGGGTGACTCTGCGCGTGATCGGCGGGACGGTCGAGCATGTGCTGCGGATGCCGTCGGCGAAGGACGTCTTCGACTACCGCCGCGCCTTCGCCCGCGTGCTCGATCTGCCGTACAACCGGCAGGAGTTGACCGTGAACCTCGCCGCCGGAGGGGCGCTCTTCAAGAAGCTGTCCACCTCGACTGACGGCTACGCCAGCGAGCCGCCCATCATCCACCAGGCCGTGGCGGTGCGCGCCACGATCGACGCACTTGAGGCGACCTTTCAGGAGGCCGGGGACCCAAACTAACCAGCGGCGAGTGGCCAGAACGGCCCTCGCTGCGATTCCTAATTCATTGGGCGCTGCGCCGGGAGGAACTCTGCGATCCGAAGCTCTGCCACGACGCACCGGACGACGGCGGGCGGTGTGATCACTGCCCCCTGGATCAGTTGGACGCGGCGCAGGCATCCGAGGCCGGACAGTTACTGCGTCGAGCGATCGAGCTCCGGGCGGCACTAAGACTCGGGATCGGGATCGAATTGGATGACGTGCGGGCAGACGAGTTTTGGGCTATACAGGCACTCGAGGATGGACGGGATCGCTTTGAACGCGTGAAGCTAGTCAGCCCATCCGAACCTTCACAGAGATGCTAGGGCACGAGGCGGTGCAGCCCGCGATGGTCTACACCCACGGTTTTGACCTCGCTGCGGCGCGATGGGGCGGCAGCCTGCTGGCTGCCTTACACAGAGCCGAAGGCGAGAGCTAGGATTAGTCGGATCGAGCATTCGGACTGAGACAACAAGTCACATGGTGGGGTACGTTATGAACGATTGCAGGCTCTGTGGTTGCCGGGCGGGTTCCCGATCGTAACTCTGGATTAGGCGGACCGGGCCAGCGTCGTCCAGGCCGACCTAAGATGGAGCAAGGTTACATTTCTCATGCACTCGCCGGAGCCTTTCGAACCTTCAAACCCACGTGGCGCAGATCTTGATCGCCCGTACCTCTACTTGATCGTTGTCAAGTCGCCGGCTACGGAATACCGGTATATCGGAAAGGCCTCAAGCCCATCGCGCATGGATGCATACCTTGGCAACGTAAAGCGTGTCTTTATGGGCAAACCGAAGCGTGACGCTGTCACGCGTGACGGTCGTCCGCAGCGCGAGGGTAACCTGAAGTATCGATATGTTCATCTAGTCCTGGCGACCGCAGTCCAACGCGGATGGTCGATCACTCTAGTCGCTCTTGAGAACTGTGAGAAGGCCGAACATTCCATGCTGGAGAGGCAACGCATAGCTGAGTATCAATGCAACATGAACGATGGTCCATCGTGGTTCGTTGATGACTTCGCTCGCTTGGCGAAACAGCTCCGGTGAGGTGCACGCCAGCCAGTGAATCCTCCGTGACTCAGAAATGACGGCTGACCACTCGCTCGCGCCAACTCGCTACGGCAGGTGGCTCAGCTCGGTGTTTGGGCCGTAGACTCCTGCCGTTTCTATGATTCGGAACAAGTCACGTGCAGATGTTGTCTGGTTGGTGGGTGACCCGAGCCTCGGCGACGTAAGCACTCTGCAGCCGCAACTTGCATCTTCTCACTCAGGATCGGAAGTGAGTTGGGCGTCACCTCGAATGACACTCCCCACACGCCTGTGAACAACAAACTCGAACTCGTCATCGAGGTGGACACCAAGGGTGCGAACGCCTCGATCAAGAGCGTCAACTCCAGCCTTTCCTCGATGGAAGCGGCGGCGCTCAAGACGGCGCGCGGAGCCTCTTCGGGGATCGATTCGCTCACCGTCTCCATCGCCAAGGGGGCAGCCGCGGCGAATGTCCTGTCGAACGCCTTCGAGCGCGTGGTGGGCTGGCTGAAGGAGCAGATCGTCGAAATGTCGCGGCTGGCTGCGCGGAACGAAACCCTCGCCGTTGTTAACGCGCAGCTGGCCCGCGCCAACGGCTACAGCGAAGGCTCGATTGAGCGGCTGGTGGGGCGGATAAAGGAGTTGGGCATCACAACCCAGGCCTCGCGGGACATCGTCAACAAGATGATCGCCTCGCAGCTCGACCTGTCGAAGGCGACCGAACTGGCCCGGCTCGCCCAGGACGCCGCCGTGGTGTCTGGCCAGGATTCCAGCCAGGCCCTGCAGGGCATCATCGCCGGCATCACCACCCAGCAGATCGAAGTGCTGCGCACCTACGGCATCAACATCCAGTTCGAGCGGGCCTTCACCGAAGCGCGCCGGCGTCTGGGCCGGGACCTCACCGAAATCGAACGTCGCAATACTGCCCTCAATGTCGTGCTGGCCGAGGGCCCGAAGATCGCTGGCGCCTACGAGGCCTCGCTCGGGACCGTGGGCAAGCAGATCGGCTCCCTCAACCGCTACATCGAGGAGGCCAAGGCGGCCATCGGGACTCAGTTCCTCCCCGAGATGCGGAAGATGATCGAGGGCCTGACCGACCTGGCCAAATGGCTGGGCCACAACTCCGACGCCATCGCCCTGTGGGCCAAGGGGATCGCGGCGGCCGCAGTCGGTACCGCCGTGGCGCAGTTCATCACCTGGCTGAGCGGCGCGAAGAAGGCGGTCGACGCCCTCACTCTGGCGATGGCCCGCAATCCCTTCACCGCGATCGCCATCGGAGCCCTGGTCGCGGGCACGGCCATCTACGAGATGAACCAGAAGACCCTGAAAGCCCAGGGAGATCTGCTCGATCTGCGAAAAGCGGCACTCGACACCAAGGACATCATGGCCGCCGTCAACGCGGGGAAGTCGGCCGAGGATCTCCAGAAGATGGGCTACTCGCTCGATCAGGTGCGCGAGGCGATGTTTGGCGGCAAGGAAGCGGCCAAGGAGTTCTTCGCGGCGTTCGACAACGATGAGTTCCGGCAGCGGATCAAGGATCTCAACCAGACAGGCATCGACGAGGAGGAGATGCGGCGGCGGAAGGCCGCAGCCGAGGCCCTGGCCAAAGGCATCGGGAAACAGCAGGTGGCCGCGGAGCGCGAATCGACCGAAGCGCTTCTCGACGCGCGCCGGCGCGGCCTCTCCGGTTTCGCCCGCGACATCGCCGCTGTGGACGCTCAAGTCCGCAAATGGGTGACGCACGTCGACGACAAGGGGATTGAGCGCCAGATCGACCTCACCGCTGTGGCCTGGGAGAATGTTCTCGCCCAATTGAAGCTCCGGCTCGAGGCCTGGCAGCAGGATGTCCGCGAATCGGCGCGGAAACAACTGGCGGAGCACGCTTCCGTAGAGGAAGCCGCCGTCGGCAAGCGGATGGAGTTGGAGTCGCGGGCTTTCTCGCAGCGGTTGTCCTACAACGAGGAGGTTGCCAGCCGGAATCTCGACCATTCGGCGCAATTGCTCCGGGTGGAGGAAGACCGCGCCGGGCTCTCGCGGGACGCCCAACTGCGGGCGCTGGAGGCGACTGACGCCCAAACCCTCGAACAGAAAGTGGCACTGGAACAGCGCCGGGCTGAGATCGAGATCGAGCACATCGTGCGCGTGCACGAGATCCGGATGCAGCTGTTCGAGTTGGAGAGTTCGCGGTTCCTGATCGAGGAAGAGTCGAACATGAAGCGGCTCGGCTACCAGGCCGATGAGATCCAGGCCCGGCTTGCTGAGATCTCCGCGCAGCGAGACGCCATCAGCGGGTTTGAAAAGGAATCCGTCCATGCGGCGGTGCAGAGTGCACGGGAGACGGCGGCCGTCCGCCAGGCACAACTCATCCGAGACCAGAACCTGCGAATTCTTGACAGCTTCAAGCGGCAAGCCGAGGGCGTGTTCGATGCCCTGCTTACGAAGTCGCAGTCGGTGTGGGCAGCGATCGGGAATTCCCTGAAGACCGCCTTGCTGACCGCCATCAAGGAGGTGGTGACCTCTCGCGTGGCCCTGATTCTCATGCAGATGTTTGGTGGCGTGCGGATGCCGGTCGGCGGGATGGGGGCAGGGTTGGCCCCCGTTGGCGGTGTGGGCGCGCTGGGGGCGTTGGCGCCCATGGTGGGCGGTCCTGGTGGGACCGGCGGCTTCAGTGGCCCCGTGGGCGGAATGGGTAACGGCGCCGGCATCGGCGGCTACGGGAGCAGGATCATGGGCAGTCTGTCCAGCCTGGGCAATATCGGTATGAATCGGGGGCCAGCCTTCGTTCGCGACGGTGTCACGTCACAGAACCTGAGCGTGTCCGGAGTCGGTGGCTGGCAGGGTGGTGCGCTGCTCGCCGGAGGCGGAATGCTGGGTGCGATGGGCCTGCAGCGAGGCGGCTGGTCGGGCCTGGCGATGACCACGACGGGCGGCGCGATGATCGGCTACAAGTTCGGTGGACCCGTGGGTGCGGCCATCGGCGCGGGCGTCGGCGCGGCGGCGGGCTTCATCCGCATGCTGTTCAAGGGCCGGGACCAGAAGCTGATCGACGAGGTGAAATCGCTCTACGGCATCACCATCGACAAGCAGTTTGCCCGGACATTGGCGGAGCAGAGCCGCGGACAAGATCTGCGGATGTTCCTGCGCTCGCCGCAAGTGCGGGAACAGATCGAGGCCTATGCCGCCTACACGGGACAGCGGATGGCATCGATCGACAATACGCCGCGCGGCGTCAATTTGGCGCAGTCGGGCGGTGTGCTGGCGCAGGCCGGTACGTCTGTGGGTGGGTCGCTTTACGGGTACGCGTCGGGGCTTCCGTCGTTCAGTAGCATTTCACTTAAGTCCTTTGGCTCGATTACTCAACCGCAGATTGTTCACGTAACAATTCAAGCCGATGGCCAAGCGACGGAGAGCTTCCTCGAGGGTAAGACCGTGCAGTTTGTCACCCGCAACGGGCGCGCCGTGCAGCAGGGCTTGGGACGGGCGCTGCAGGCAAGCGAAGGCCGCACGCAGAGCGGCGCAGTGCTGATGGACCCGCTCGCGGCGAAGGTGTGACCCCGGTGCCAGGCAGTGTTCAGTTGGCATCCGTGGATGCGGTGCTCCCCTATGCGCTGGCGGCGGCGTTCACGGAAGTGACGACGTGGCCGATCGTGGCCAGCGACCGGTACCGGGATATGCGCATGCAGGTTCGGAGTGATGCCGCACTCCCGCGTCGCAGTTGGGCGATCTCCCGGATGCTGCCCTACGCCGATTGGCTCGTGCTGCGTGATTTCTGGGAGGATCGCCGAGGCGCGATGCTGCCCTTCTACTTCTACCCGCGCCGGGCGGACCACGATCCCACAGGTGTTTCGCCCGTAGGCCGGCACCGCGTGCGCTTCGACGGCGGCCTCAGCAACGAATACCGCCTGGGCCGCTGGCCCGTTTCCTTCCGCCTGATCGAGATCTCCTGATGCCTGAGTATCTTGGACCCATTGCCATCCCCGAGGCGGCGCCGGCGGGCGTGTTTCCGCTCGTGCCCGAATTCGGGATGGTCTTCGCCTCGGAACCCGAGATCGCCGTCCATCGCTTCGGCCATGGCGAGACCCAGGTCGAGCAGCGGTTCTGGCTGGGGCCGGGCGCGCGGCGGATCACCCTGCGGTTCGAGGCGCTGAATGCGGCACGTCGCCAGGCCCTCGTCAACTTCTTCCAGCTTCGCCAGGGCAGCTACCAGCCCTTCTCCCTCGATGTGGCGATGCCCGATGGGGCGACGGTGCGCCACACCGTCCGGTTCGCAGAACCCGCCCTCAGCTTGGATCAGTTTTCGGAATCGCTGTGGCGCGGTGCGGTTGAGCTCGTCGAGGCGCCGCAGGACACCCCCAGCCTCACGGTCACGCAGACCCTTACCCGCTTCCCCTCCGCCGAACTCGCCACCACGCTGCTCGGCCAGACGCAGGAGTTGATCCCGCTCGTCACCATCGGCAGTGACATTCACCTTTCTGACCGGCGCGTCTCGGTGGGCGGGGTCCTTTACCAGCCGCGTCTCGTGGACTGGGACGGCATCTCGCAGGCGCTGGACGGCTCGGCTGATTCGGCGCGGTTCCGGCTCGGCAACGCGGATCGTGTCTTGACTGAACTGGTCAACGACGTCGATCTGTGGAAGCAGCCCGTCACCTTTTCGCTCTTCCACGTCGGCTCGGCCACCCGCATTGATCTCTGGAAAGGCTTCGTCACCCGCTGGTCTCTCGACCAGGCCGGCGCCTTCGAGCTCGAGGCCAGCGACGGGCTGTTCGAGTTGAACCTCCCGTACCCGTCGCGCAAGATCACCCGCGATGAGGTGAAGATCCCCGATCAGCCGGTCAATGTGGGCGGCAAGAAGGGGATCTCGCGGATGACGGCCACTTCGGTGGTCAACGACACCGCCTACGGCCGGGCACTGAAGGACATCTACGTCAACGACGCGACGCACCCGATCCCGGTCGAATGCGAGATCGTGGCCGGGCGAGATGAATCGGAGTTTTACGCCGCGTTGGGGATTGTGGGGCGGGGCCCGATTTCGGGCTTCGCCACGAGCACCGCCCAGCCGCACACGCTCGACGGACAGCCGAACCACGGTCCCGGCTCGCTCGGTCTGCGGCGGTCCTATGGCGGGAATCCCGTCACTGGCGACGAAACGCCTGCGGACAACTCCCCCGATTCCGGCTCCCACACCTTCGCCCTCGATTCGGTCGGTGAGCCGCTGCCGAACAACCCTGTCCCCGGCGTGGCCTTTCTGCAGATCCGCCGGACGGACGAAAAGGGCATCCAGCCCATCCGCCCAACCGAACGGAAGATGCAGGCACAGATCACAGGCGGTCTGGGCTGCTGGGCCTGGGCTGCGCCGGGCGCGCGCCTGTGGCTGCCCGCCTGCACGAACCCGGTGTGGATTGCCGTCAACACGCTGCTACGCGCCAAGGGTCTGTCCTCCGCATCCGCTGCGGCACAGGAGGCGCTGTTTGATGTCCCGGCAGCCGTCAGCGCGGCCCAAACCTGCGAGATGCTGGCCGACCGGATCATCGGCGCAGGCCAGGAGCCCCAGTTCCGCTTCACCGGCGTCCTCGCCGAAGAACGCCCACTGCGCGACTGGCTGCAGGAGATCCTCGGCTCCTGCCTCGGCTATTTCACCTTCGTCGCCGGCAAACTCCGCATCGGTCTCCGGATCCACTCCTCCGTCGTTGAGGCCTTCACGACCGGCAACATCCTCTACAACTCGCTCTCGCTCGGGAGCCTCGAACCCCGATTCAACGACCTCACCGCCGCTTTTGCCGACGTCGACTACGGCTACCAGCAGAATGCTCTGAACCTGTACGACGCCGATCATGCGGTCCGGATCGGCGAACGGCTCAAGGCAAACGTGAACCTCGTCGGGGTGGCGACCAAGAGCCAGGCCGCCCGTCTGATCACCACCCGGCTTCGCGAGGAGCTTGGCGGTCTGACGGCCGCCGAGCAGTTGGCCGCCCGGCAGATCAGCTTCCGGACCACCGTTCTGGCCCTCAACACCGAGCCGGGGATGGTCTGCTCGATGACCCACCCGGACATGCCGAACGGGGCGGGCGAGTTCCGGGTTATCCGTTGGCGTCTGAACCGGGACTACTCGATCGACATCGAGGGCCGTTCTACCACCGACTCCACGTACGACCTCACTGTGGGCGACAAGCCCACGGACGTCGTGCCGGAGCCCGTGCCGCAGTTGCCCGCCGCGGATCTGTTCCCCGGCAAGGTCACCGGCATCGAAATGGTGGGCACGGTTCAGTTTGACGGACTCACCGCCGAGGTCACCCTCCGCTACCTGCCGCCCGAGCCGCTCGGCGTGTTTCGTGGCGTCGGCGCCTTTGCCCGGATGCCGGAAGATTCAGGCGAAGTTCCCTTGGAGAAGGGGAGTGCCCGCTTCGAACCCGACGCAGAGGGGCGGGGCACGATCCGGCTCTCCCTCACCCAACCTGCCGGTTCGGACCGGGAGTGCCGGATCTGGCTCTGCTCCCGTTCCGCCATCCTCACCGCTTCTCTCGACGAGGAGAATACTCCCTCCATCGTGGTGACGATCCCCGCCGCGACGCCGGTCGGGGATGTCCCCCTCGCCAATATCACCAGCCTCACGGCCGGCCACCAGATCGCCGATGGCAGGGTTCTCATCACCATCACCGGCGCCGCGCCCGTGGACGAGAACTTCGCCGGTGCGGAGGTCTTTCTCGAAATCCCGCAGGAAGCCGACACCGATCCCGAGCATCTGACCCTGCCGGGGCAGTTTTACCGTCAGAACTGGCATTTTGGTGA